CGAACTCCGGTGAAACGGAAGTTTTTGTCTTTTCAACTTCAAGGGAGAGCGACGATACTACACCCATCCAGTGCGCACTGAAGTGCGGACCAGACCGGAAGAGTATATCATCTCCATTGATCAAACATGGGAAACCCGAATTATCAATTCCAACAGACTCGCCAGCATACAAGAAAGCGATTCTATTCTGCAGACAAAGCAGTGGAAAGGACAAAAAGGACCCCATCATTTGACCCCTCGAGGGAACAAAATCATCAATACCGTGCTCAAGGTTGAACAAATGAGGACGCAAGATACCCATGGCGTATGCTTTCATCGATCCCGGCACAGAGACCGTGGACCTAAGCAACTCGTCAAGGATAGCCTCGGCAACCTCTATAGAGAGATTGTCGGTGGCACTCTTGTAATCCCCAGATGTCAAGGTCTCACCTTCGACATAGGAAAAACCAGCGCGCTGTAGAACGTCAGTAGAAAAATCACCGCGGCAGAGCCACTTCTCGCGCGACAGTCTATCATAGATCACTTTGTGAAGTGGTCTCAAGTGTATCGCGTCCGCCGAGAACTTACTCAATGGGCGGGGCTTACCCGCGCTTTGAACGACAGTGAGAGCCGAAGAGACACTGAGCGGACGGGTTGCCCCATCCAAACAAGTAGTCAGGAACTCATCATGTCGAAAGCGACCAGGAAAGGGCTCCGTGTTGGACACGAACCCGTGAAGCCCGCCCGCACTGCGGCGATTCTCCAAACATGCTGACAAAGAAGGATCGGTTGCAAGCACACAAGATTCATAGGATCCGGAATCCCACCCGTGAGGGAACAGGTTCCGAACGATCCTACGCGCAAATGTGATGTAACCGCGAGGGAGGGAGGGGGGTGGAGACCGGAAATGGTTAGCGACGGATGAAAGTAAAGGGGCTTCCATACACCGGCATGACGCCGGCTGTAGCTTCTTGATTGAATTCCACGCAAACTCTGATTGCTGGTCCACGGCAGGACTAGCAGACAGATAGCGCTTCGTTTCCCTACTAAGGTCGACACAATTATCCGAGATAGGCTCGAATCTCGGTGCCTCGCAGTTGTAGAGGTATTGCCAAGTAGCTACCGCCTTCCAAATTGTCTCACAGAGACGGGAACGGTATGCTCGACAAGAGCGTCGAGTAGCGTACGCTTCAGTAAACTTCGTCATAAATCC